CAGGCCGTCCTCATCGACGGTTTCGCCGCGCAAGGCGACGACCTGCGGATCGTGGCGCACCTGGTAGCGCACCGCGGTGGTGATCGGCGCGCAAAGCAGGCGCACGCCATGGCCCAGATCGTGCCAGGCCGGTTCGCGGCTGAGGTTGAGGCGCAGCATCAATAGGTCTCCACGTCATTGGCCAGCGTCACGGTCGCCATGCAGCCCTCGGCCGCGTTCAGGGCTGCCTGCCAGTCGAAACTCGCCTGCACCCCCTGCGGTCCCGACAGCTCGCGCTTTGGCCGGGGCAGATAGACCTCGTGGACCTCGACCTTGAGACTGGCACCTGGCCGGGACCAGCCGAACTCCAGGCTGCAGGGGGCGCCGGAAATCGCCTGCGACAGCAGCGTGGTCGAGTCGAAGCGCGTCACCAGCTGGCCGGTCATCGCCGCCATGCCGGGATCCGCCGCCTCGATCAGGCCATCGGCGCGGATGGTTTCGATCCGCTCGAGGCCATTCGAATAACGCACCGTCGCGCCGGTGACGGCCGCCAGGGCGGCGCCCTCCCGGTTCACATAACCGTGGAACTGGCCGAAGCGCAGCAGGTCCATCGTCGCCAGGGTGCCGCTCTGCGCACTGGTCGCGAGGGTCTCGGACTGACCGATCAGCGACAAACCGGCGGTCAGCTGGCCGCTGCGGGTCATCGAGATCGACATCTCGTTGGCGCGGATCCCAGCGTTCATCGCGAAGCTGGGGACATCCGGAAGACCGATCTCCAGCGCCACGCTGGGCAACGACCAGTTGCCCGTCTTGAAGACATGGGTGAACTCCGGCTCCGTCCCGGTGGTGACCGGAGTGCCGAACAGCGCCTTGAGCCAGAGCCCGAAGAAGCGCGCATCGACCGGAACCGCGATGTCGCCGTCGACGTTGATCACGTCCTGCGTCGGATCGAGCGGATCACGGCCATAGCCCAGCAGCTCGTTATCCAGCAGCCCCTGGACGGCGCCGAGGTTGCAGGTCGCGAAAGGGATCTTGGTGAATCCGTTCGCTGGCGGGGTGCCATAGGTGGATTCGAAGGCGAAAGCGGCTTGCGACCGCGCGCCGTGAGCACGTGCCATAGGTGTCTCCTGTGGTTAACCGACCGGTGAGGTCGTGGCGTAGGAAAGAACGACGACGAGGGTGGCGGCCTTGAAGCTGTCGGTGCCGGCCTCCGCCAGATCGACCGGGACCGGGGCCCGCGCCTCGGCCCAGTCGCAGAGGCCCCCCAGCGTCGGGTCAGCCTGCAGGACGCCAGAGACCGCGGTCACGAGGACGTCGAACCGGTTGTCCCGATCATCGCCCTCGGTGATCACGTCGATCTCGGCCGCATGGTCGAAAAGAAAGGTGAGCGGCGACAAGAGGACCTCCGGGTCCCCGGCGTCGCCATCTCGAAGAATGAGGACGCCCGCCGGCGGTACATCCAGGGAAACCGCCACGTTCCGGTGAACGGCGGCACCGCTCGGCGCCGCCGCGCTGAGGGCCGCGAGCAGCGCCTGCAGGATGGTCTCGGATTTGCGCATCAGGACCTCGGCCAGTTGCTGACGACAAGGGAGGGAAGACGGTTGCCGACGGCGCGCGCATCGCGCTCCAGATCGAGGCGTTTTTTCAAGCGTACCTGAGGCACGAGGATGAAGATGATCTCGCCGATCTCGCGGAATTTCCGCCGACGAGCGGCGCGGTGAACGCCACGGCGGCCCATGATCCGGTCCCTGAGCGGGTCGCCGCCCTTGTCTACCAAGAACGAGGGACCCGTCTTCTGGTAGACGAAATGCAGGCGCCGGTTGTTCTTGCGCTCCCATTCCGCGGGGGTCATCTTGCGGCCTCTGGCGCCCCCGGACAGGCGGACGTTCCGCGTCGGGATCGCCAGCCAGAACCCGTCTGCCGAGCGGATCGTGACGCCCCGGTCAAAGGCGTCGATGATCTTCGGCGCTCGGGACCAGACGAGCCCTGCCGCGTTGGTCGAAGGTTTGTTCGGATAGACGTTTGATCGCACGGTGCGCGCCAGACGGTCTCCAAGTCCGGCGCTGGTCACCTGGCCTCGCCAGAGCCCTTTGATCTGCTCGGTCCCGTCCTTGATGCCGCCGCGCACGGCGACGCGGGCCGCCCGTTCCTCGCCCTTGAAGATCTCGGCAAAGCTGCCGTCGATCACCAGATTGAACCTCACAGCGGCTTCGCCTCCACGCGCCACCAGAGGCGCCGCTCATGACGTTCCGGCCGCCCCTGCACGCGGAACTCGCCGACCTCAGCAATGGCAATGACATCGCCCTCTGCAGGTGCGGGCACAGAAGCAACCTGAACAAGGAAAATGCCGGACCCAGCGACGAAGCTGCTGCTCGCGAAGCTCAGGGCCTGGTCACCAATCGACGGAATGACCCGGATCGGAAGGGGAGCGCCCGTGGCGGGCGTGTAGATCGCCGCCACGGACAAGGGGCCGTCGAAGATCGCGGCGGCATCCGCCGCGAAGATCGGGTTCATTTCCCGGCGCCCTGGCCGTCGCCGAGGGGCAGCGTGCCATTGCCCGCATGGCCGTCCGGCTTGGCCTCTGCCGCCGCCTTCTCAGCCGCCTCCGCCGCCGCCTTGGCTTCAGCTTCGGCCTTGGCCTGGGCTTCCGCCTCTGCCGCCGCTTTGGCTTCCGCCTCAGCCTTGGCGGCAGCGGCCGCCTTCTCAGCCGCATCGATGTCCTCGAACAGCTGCAGGTTCAGCCGGTCCAGACCATCGACGCCCAGGCCCAGCACCTCGCCATGCTTGAACATGGCGCTGACGCCGGCGGCGAGCTGGTAGCGACCTTTGCCCTTCGCGGGCGTCAGGATGCCGGTCCGCCGCTTGGCCTGGTCGGCCGTCAGCGCCAGGACGGCCGGCCCCCTGATCGTCGCGCCCTGCGGCGCGATCACGCGGATCTGTTTCATGGTCAGACCGCCTGCACCAGGCAGCCGTGCTGCCAATAGCCATAGCCGACGTTGCGGCTGGCATAGATGCCGTAATGGTGCATGCGATGCTCGAACTCCAGTTCGGAGCCTTCGGCGATCGCATCGACCTCGACGCCCGTTTCCGACTGGCGGATGAAGGGCTTGGTGTCGCCGTCCGACCGGAACACGGCCAGCTTGTCGGTCCAGGTGAGCCTCGGGTTCACCGCAAGATCGAAGCTGAAGCCGTCGAGGCTGGTGACCGTGTTGGTGTCCCCGCCGACGATCGGGTTCTTCAGGGCGGCGGCGGCGTTGGTGAACCAGGCCGTCGGCACCTGCACCTGGAACTGCCGCGCCAGTTCGTTCATCGGCTCCGCCTGATCGTCCTTGAATCCCAGGATCTGCGTGACGCCTGCGAAGACCATCGCGCGGATCTCTTCGGGCGAGGGATTGGTGGGGGTCCCATGAAGCACCGCCGGCACGGCCGAGATATCGACCGTGATGTCGTTCGACTGGCTGCCGGATTTCCCCTCAGCGTGGTCGGTGTCGAAGAAATACTGCCCGTCGTAGCAGATCCCCGTCTCGGCGTTGGCGATCAGGCCCGACAGCAGGCTCTGCCAATGCGTCACCGCCCGCGCCGCCATCTCGTTGACCCGCACCTGGATCTGGCCGGTCTTGTCACGGCGCATCCAGTCGAGCGGGATTTCGAGCGTGGCTTCGAACGGCTTGTTCACGACGGTGATGCCGTTCTCGCGCAGCCCCTTGGCCTGACGGCCACCCACCCATTCCCGCATGGCCGGCGACATGCCCAGCCATTTGTAGGTCTCGGATTCCTGATCGGACTGGAACTCCATCGAGATTCCGTTGATCCAGCTGGCAGCCGTGGCAACGGCCAGCCGGGCGTAGAACGTGCCGATGATGGCACGCGAGGAAAGACCCTTCATGGTTGCTCCTTTCAGGCCTGCAGCGCGGCGCGAACGAGCGCAGCGTCATATTCGACCACGGCGAAGCCGGTGCTCTCCCAGCGGCTGACATAGCCGATGAGCGAGTTGGTGCTCGCGGTCAGGGTGAAGGTGTTGTCGTCCGAGGCGTAAACCGCCGGCCGATCGTTGGCGGTGATACCGATGCCGGCGATCGGCAGCACGACCCGGCCGCGGGTGCGGACCTTGACGCGCTTGTCCCCGGCCGAGCCGGCGGCATTGTCGCATTGCTCGACGGCGAAGCCCTGGAAGACATCGCCGGCGACGAGCGGACGCGAATAGCCGGAGGCATTTTCGCCCACGGCCGCGCCCTGATAGATGATGTCGGCGGCGACGGCCGGATATTCCTCGAAGTCGCCGAGCTGGAAGTCGCGGACGAGATCCGCGCTCAAGGTAGCCATTGCCCTTCTCCTCTGGTCAGGGGGTGATCAGCCGGCGCGCTTGATGCGCGCCGAGCCGGAGGCCTCGGCCTTGCGGAAGGCGAGGTAGCTGGTGAAGTTGTCCTGGAACTCGGCGCGCAGATCGCCGTCGCGGTCCCATTCCGCCTTGGCCTGATCCTCGATCGAGCCTTGGGGTTTGCCGGTGGTGGTGCGCGGGGCGGCGGGCGGAACGGCGGCACTGGCATCGGCCTCGGCACGGGTCCTGAGCAGGTCCGATCCGGCGTTCTTCTCGGCCTTCATGATCGCGAAGGCGAGCTGCTCGGGCGTGGTCTTGCCGTCCGCCTTGGCCGCCGACACGAGGTCCGGGTGCGAGCCATCGTCGATATCCTCGATGCCGAGGATCCGCGCACGTTCGGCGGCGGCGGCGTCCGCGACCGCCTGCGTCTGGGTGGCGGTGGCCGCTTGCGTCGCCGCGGTTTCCACCGCGGTGACAAGGTCCGGCCGGTGCTCGCGCAGCGCGGCCAGGGTGAGGGATGCCCAATCCATGGGGGTCTCCTGTGCTGCGGAGGCGGAAACCGCGTGAGAGGAATGGCCGCGGCCCGCCAAGCCCGCGACAAGTGCTGAAAGGGTGGATTTTCCGTCGGCCATGCCGCGAGCGATGGCTTCTGCGCCGTCGAAGACCAGGCCGCGCCCGAACCGATCGAGGACTTCAGCCTCGGTCACGCCCCGGCCCTCGGCGACGCCAGCCACAAAGGCCGCGCCCGTCGCATCGACCAGGGCCTGCAGTTCGGCCTGGCCCTCGGCGCTTGCCGGATCGAGGCGCTTGTTCGGGGATTGCTCGGCCACGACGCGGATGATCCGCGCGCCGAGCTTCTCGAAATAAGGCTCCATATCGACATACTCGATCACGCTGCCGATGGAGCCGAGGATCGCGCCCGACCCCACCTCGATCCGAGGCGCCGCGCTGGCCAGCCAATAGGCGCCCGAGGCCGCCATGCCGCCGACGAACGCGCTCACGGGCTTGCCCAGCGAACGGATCAGCGCAGCGCAATCGCCACAGCCAGAGGCCAGGCCGCCGGGGCTGTCGATGTCGAGGACGATCTGCCGGACCTTGGGATGCGCCTCGGCCAGCCGCAGATCGCGCTCGATCTCCTCATA